CACCAAAGCCCTCGATGATGAACGGCACCAAAATCACCGGCATGTACGTTTGCCCAGTCGACGGTCCATAAAATGAAATCCAGACGTTGTCCAAGGGGGCTGCGACTGTTTGATTAAACATCAGGGTCCAAGTTCCCCCATCCATACTAATCCAACAAGAGTAATCTAGATTGCTCCTAACAATCCGAAATAATACTAGATGACTTACCTCCATTTCCTGAGCAGAAAACTCTACGCCTGTTGTATTCGCGCTGCTATTCGCCTGCGGGCACCACTCAGTGGTGTCCTGCTCAAGCATCACTGACACGTAAGTTCCCGACGTAGAACCCGCATCATTGTTATTCAAGCGCAGCGCTATGGCTGCGTTATCCCCCGCCCAAGGCCGGTTTGGACACACTGCTAAAATAATCGACTGGGTATCTGGTAAAGTGTAATCAGCGCGAAACTCGGCGTTCTGTCCGTTCCCTAATTGAACTAACAACCCATTTGCGGTCAATTGATAGCGATTGACATTGGTGGTTTCCAACAACGCTATTGATCCCGCGGATGGGCCAACGGCTGTGTAGTTGCCCAGGTCTGCTGCTCCACGAAAATCTTTATCTGCCGAGTTTGAAAAAGAAGGTGGATCCCCGATCAACGGCAATAAGACTCTTGCGCCGCTGCCGCCAGTTTCGGCGCGAAACTCCACGCCACCCTCGCCATCTGGAGCTAAAACTAAAGCGGTGTCGGTTTCGGCGGTCGGCAAGTCGAGAATTTCCGACACTCCAGCTCCGCCGTTGGCACCCAGCTCTTGTAGCGCGGCCTCGACATCCGTACCTGTAAAGTAGTTACCTGCATCGACGATCGGCACGTTCGTGGCATTTTGAAGCCGATACCACCCTGATAAGCGTGGGTCCACAATATCCGGGTGCTCTCGTGTTTCTTGAAAGGTAGTCACTCCGGTATAAACCCGCACTGCGCCGCAAAAGAGCAGCGTGCCGCTTGGTAGACTGGGCAGATTTTCGAGCATCTCGTTATCTGTTGTCATCTCTGCCAGCGTAAACTCTGACCCTTTTGTGACCACATGCTCACCGCTTGCGCCAACCGTGATTGCCACAAACGCCGCTTTGCCAGCCTCGGTTGGCACATGAGCCGTCAGATCCAATAATTCCGTTGCTACAGACAAAATCTGCGCTCCATCCCAGCACAGGCCTCCACGTACTCTGATCACCAATCCCGCCGAGACCTCGATGCGGTGTGGCATGATTTGCCGCAACTGCACCCGCAGCGGGTCCTGACCGCCTCCCGGTGCCAGCCATTCATAGCGATCCGATGGAGCGTAACCACCGCCGACAGAGATAACTCCGCCAGGGCGCGTCCCTCGCGTTTCAAGCACCTGGTATAACCCCGGCTGGGTTTCGCTATATCCAACCGTCACCAGCTTATCGTATTCGGCTGGCACGCGATTGTTAAATATTTTTTGCACGCTCGCGCCAACCCGCACGTAGACATAGTTCTGCAGGCCGGAGACCCACAAATTTCCTATTCCATCTCCCATCTGGCCCGGATACGTTTTCCTGCGGGGCGGAAAGCGCCGCTCGAATTGGCGTCTGTCAATGATCGGTTTCATTAGACACACACATTCCAGCACTGGCTGGCTCCCAGCACTACCTTTCCAGGCAAAGCCGTATAGAGTTTATAACCCATCGTGCCCGCGTTGTCGGCGAAGTTCGACGCCGAAACCCTGAATTTCATGTTCACTTCGCTTGCCAGGAAAAAAGCCCGCCCGTACTTATCATCCACCTGCTCGCCTCCTAGGTCTCCATAAGTATCATAATACGTGTAATCGGGGTAGGTGTTGTAGTTCGACCAACCGATGCCCGTGCTGACGCCATTCCCTGACCAAACGCTCCCGTCTACCGAATAAATAAAAGTGTACGACAAACGGCTGGGTTTGTCTGACTCGGCCAGCCACGGCCCGCCTGCTCCTTGAATGGCGTAATATTGGCCGGGTGTCACCGGAATTGTCGCCCCAGCGCTGCTGGTGGCATTCACCGTCCCTTCGGTCACAAAATCGCCGAGTTGGAAGTAATTTGGACTCAGCACCAGCTCAAATCCGGCGATCTGGGTCGCTGTCGCTGGCGCAAAGGTGAAAAGATTGCCAACCTGCGTCCCGGTCACCACCCGCGTGCCATTCGCGCTGATCCCGTAGCAACTCAGCTTCCCAGTCAACGCTCCGAAAGCCAGCAGGTTGACCTGTAACTGGGTTGGATAGAGCACCGCGCTGTTGGCCCGAATTTTGCATTTACAGGCCGCCTTGGTCGATAGACTCCCATCTGCGCGCAGTTCAGCTTTATCCCACGTCAACCCAATCGGCCCGTTCGGGACATCCACCACGCTGCATGGTTGCACATTCTCGGGGATCACCGGCCCGACCGGCGGAATCACTGGCGGGTAAGGGGGCGGAACGATAATCGGGGGGGCTGGCACATCCGGTGGCTCAAACGGAATGTCAACCACTGCTGGCGGGTAATGCGTCACCCCTGGCGCGCCGCTGGTCTCGGCTTCACACGTCACTGTCATCAATAATGCGCCCGATTTCCCATCATATTCGCGGCTGTACGCAATCGGCACCAGGCGCTTGTTCGTCCAGACCAGTCCCAGCGGATTGTCGCTGGCCGCCATCGTTAGGCGGATGATCGAGCGCGGGCAAAGCGCCAAATGCCGCAAATCGTATTTAAGCGGGATCACAACGCTCGGAAACTCATTGTTTTTCCAGGCTCGGTAGGCCCCGGTCAATCGATTGCAATCCGCCTGGTTCGCAAAAACCAGGGTCGTGTACGGGTTGTCTGGGCCGCCATAACGAGCGGCATTCTGACCCGGCGCGCGGCTATACAACTCGATTGCGCCCCCCGCTTCCGTTCCACTCAGCTCGATCATGCCCTTCTCATGGACATTCCTGCGCTGAATCTCAACCTGACCGGTCAGATCGGCGCTAGTCAGGTCAATCAGCACTGGCACCTCGGCGCGTTCGGCCTCCGGGAGCAGGCTGGACGGAATCTCAACCCACAACCTGCCGTATTCATCCACCTGCGGGAAAGCAATCAACGTCTGTTCCGCATAATTCTTCAATTGCTCCCAGAGCATCCCACTCGGCAAATTTGCAAATGGGATGACTTTCGTGTCTCCTGTCAAATAGACATCCATGATGCCCGTTACGGTGCTGTACCAATGCAACAGCCGGTACAACACCTGGTCGACTGTCAGGTTTTCGACTTCCTCCCAAGTGGTCGCTGCGCTGGCCGTGTTAGTCAACCCAATCGCCGCGCCACTAATCTGCGCCAACCACCAGGCCGGGCCATGCGCTGTGAAATCCACGGTCGTCAGGCGTGGCCCCCAATTAATCGTTTGGCCTTCCACCCAGCCCACGAACAGGATGTTTTCAGCCCCCGGCAGCGGCCCGAGCACCATCTCCTCGCTGCCGAGATGGTCGCTTGTCCACAGCACCACCATTGAGCGGTCATCCAGTTCATCCGGCCCAACCCCGTCCACGCCCATGAAGCTCAACGATCCGCCGCCTTCGTCTACATCCGCCCCCAGCTCCAGATCTCTCTCGTCCACCACTGCGGCAGGTGGATTGACCAGCGTTTTGCGATACCCAACCGACCAGGCACCGTTTTCATCCGTGATTTTGCAATACTCCAGATACTCGCCATCCTCCACGTAAGTTATGGTGGGGGTTGCTGTATCCATGCCTGTGGTTGCCTCCGCGCCGGGGGCAAACCATTCATAGCTCACAATCTCCGCGCCAATTGGCGAATAACTCTCCGCTGCATCCCGCGTGTGGCTGACGCTTGCCCCGCTCAGGCGCAAAACCGTGACCATCGATCCCAGCACCGGTACGGGTGCGTTAGCCTGGTTCGCCTCGAACTCAACGTCATAATCCAGCATGATCTGTGCGCCACTGCCTGCCGGTAGTTTGGCCCACAGGCCAAAGTCCTCGATCACGGTCAAATACTGATCGTTTTCCAACGCCAACTCAGCCGTCTGTCCGATCAGCAATTTTGTCGATTCAATTGACGCCTTCCTGACCCGCGCGCAGCCAATTTCCATTCCTCCCGCGCTGCTCCCAATTTTGACGGTCATGTTGGGCAGCACCTCCGCCAGGTCGCCCAGCGGGTCGTCGAACGTAATTTCAGCCACCCCATCCAGGCTCTCGAAAGTCTGGTTGATCCGCGCGGTAAAAACTACTCTCGGGCGCAGAATGGTCACATATAGATCAGACCAGCGGCCTTCGGAACGAGTGAGAGTTTTTTCATTCTCATCCATCACGATCCTACTTCCAGTTCCACCAGCCGTCGAAACTCAAGGTCGAGCGAAATCCCCAGGCCGTTGTTATTCTCGGGCTCAGGCACCGGCCAGATCATCTTGCATGCCAGGTAAACCTCCTCGCCGCCGATCACCAGCGGGGTTTGGATGACCACGTCTGCCGATGCGCCCGCGCAATAGGCTTTGAGCTGGTCGCGCTGTTCAGCCAATTCCAGCAACGCAAAGCGCCAGTACAAGATCGGCGCGCCCAATCCAAACTGGCCGCCATCCAGGGTTTCAACCGACTCGCTGAACTGGCTGTAATAAGGGGTCGGTTCCGGCACGGCGACGGTCATCTCGGCCAATTCAACCAGGGTTTCCAGGGATGTTCCGATGGCAAAGGTCATTTACACTCCCAACATTTTCTTGGTGCGCCGATAGGCGGCCTCTTCGGCCTGCATCGACATTTTGCGCGCCTCGCGCAGGCTCAAGCCGTTCTGGAATTGATAGGTATTGGTCTGGGTTGCCATCCGAGTGAAACTTTGGGTTGGCCTGGCAATACTGGCCGCCATTGCCGCCGGATCAATGTTGCTTATCCCTTGGATGTAACCCAGGGCGCTCATCTTCCCGGCCCATTCAAATTTTGTAGATGGCGAATGGATCCCCAGCGCGTTCTTAAAAGCCGTCAAGGCCGCTGCTGCTGATCGCTTGGCTGCTGCCACCAGCGCCGCCAGGCTGGCGTTGATGCCGTTGATAATCCCGGTGATCATGTTCCTGCCAATCGCAGCCCAGTCGATTCTGAATACGGCAACTACATTCTGAACACCGCGTTTGACATAATCTCCAAAGCGGCGAATGCCAGATGCCGCGCCATTGACCAGGTCATTCCAATATTTTTTGGCATAGAACTCAATAATAAATCCCAGCATTTTGACCGTGTCGGTGATCCCGTTGAAATTCGTGCTGAAGGCCCAATACAGCAGGCCCACAGCCGCGATCACCAGGCCAATCGTCAGGATGATTGGTGCCGCTGCTACCAGGAATGCCCCTAATGCAGGCAAGACCGTGCCGGTGATGACCGCTCCAATGCCTGCGAACCCGGCACTCAAAGATGGCAGGACAATGCCTAACGTCGATGCGCCAGCAGTCAGGGTCGGCCAAATTCCGATCAGCGATGTTACAGTTGTAATCAATGTCCCTATCCCAGAAATTAAGGGGCCAAGAACTGCCAGGAACATCAGAAAAACAAGCACGCCTTTCTGCGCAGAAGGTGGTAATTTCTGGAAGGCAATCAGCATTGCATTCAACCCTTTGGTTACTTCGAGCGCAATCGGCAATAGATTTTGACCCAAAAGCGCCAGGCTGTCCTGAAATTGAGCATTCAGGATGCGCGTTTGGTTGGCCAGGCCGCCGCTGGTGCGCGCAAAATCGCCCATTGCCGCCGAACCCTGCTCGGCAATTAAGGCATTGACCGCCAAAATCCGCGCTTGCTGTGATAACTGCCCATTTCCATCATACAGGCCCATATTCACGGCCTTCTGTTTGATGATCTGATCATTGAGCAGGATGTTATAGCGTCGGATGGGTTCAGTTTCTCCCCGATAGGCCGCGCCAATCGCAGTAATGGCATCCTCTGGATTGGTGTTGTAAAACGATGCGAAATCGGCGGCAAACTGAACGTTTTGCTTGGCAAACTCATTCAGATCCTGGCCGCTTTTCCCCGCCTGTTTCCCGAACAATGCAAACGTGGCAGATGCATCGAGCGCCTGCTGTCGGGTCTGCCCCAGCGCAGTATTGGCGGTTTCGGCCCAATCCAGCATATCTTTGGACATATCGCCAAAAATGACACCCACCTTGCTCTTGGTCTCTTCCAGGTCGGACGCCATCTTGATGCCCGCCGCGCCCGCCGCCAGGATCGGTAGGGTTAGGCCGATGGTCATCATCTGGCCTGCCTTTTGCATGGCCTGTCCAACCTTTTCACCAACCGCCGCCAGGGATTGTAAATCGGCCTTGGCCTGCCTGACGCCATTTGTCACGCCGTTGGTATCGAGTGTCACTTTCCCGTATGCGCTGCCTAGTAGCATAATCTCACCAGATTCCGTTCTTTATTCTGCCTTTTTTGATTTTCTTTCCAAGCGTCCGTGGATCGCGGAACTGTGTCGACCTGTCCATCGTTTTGAATGGGTTGCGCCCTTCGTCAATCTCTTTCTGCGCCTGTCTGCCCATCGTTAGGCAAGCTGCGTCCAACTGGTACGCGCCCCAGGGCGTCTCAAGCCCTAAAATCGCGCTGGGGCGCATACCGTAGGCTTCACCCAGGTTGTGCAGCCGAAACAGATTCGCCCGGCTCTGCGCGAAAGGGTTCCAAAGCGGCCACCTCCCGATTTGCCCAGTTGAAAATCGCCATCCGGTCGGTGTAGGTTAGTTCGGCCAGGGTGATGTGCTCGTCATCCGCCACTGCGCCAATGGCAGGCTCCACCAGGCAGAGCCTGACCAGCTCCTCGATCAGTTTGCCAAATTCGGCAAATTCCTTGAACTGTGCCAGATCCACAGCGCCTTGTTTTTCGGCCTGGCTCATCATCAGCGCCATGAGTGGTTCCGGGATTTGTCCAGAGAAGGCCAAATCCATAATACTGGCATCATGGGTCACCACCGGCAGGCCGCTCGGCAGGGTCCACGCATGGCGTTTGGCTTTGCGCCACTCGGCCAGTGTTTTGCGCCGGTCGAGTTCCGCTTGCTGTAAAGCTTGCAAATCTCGGCTTCCCATTACGAACCGCTTTCAGCCGTGTCGAGTTCTGCGGCGGTTTCGTTCTGGATCATTTCCCAATTCAGGGCCTCGCCTTTGTAGGCGCTCTCGGTAAATTTTGCATCCTCGAGCGGGGCGTCCATCCCATCGGTCAACTTGGCGTTGATGATGTGGTAGTGGATGTCATCTACTCCGGCCCCCAGCGCCTTGCCGTAGATGTCGAAATACGGATATCGGTTGGTATCGCTCGACGAGAGTGTCAGCGTCCGGTCGGGCGTGCTGCCGTCTTCCACCGCCGTCAGCCCGGTCATCAGGGCATAGGCTTCGATTGAAATCCCCAGGCCGCTCATTTCCCATTCCACGCCATCCGGGGCCGAAGCCAGGGCGCGCAGCCGGTCGCCGCCGCGTCCACGGCCAGTGACCAGCTTTTCCTTGAATTTTAGGGTCATCGGCGCGGGTAGCTCGACCACCGTTGCGCCAACTCGCAGTTTGATTTCGTTCATGCCGAACGGCATATCACCATAGTTTGCCATTTTCTTACCTCCGTGAATTAAGAACCGATTGAATTAGTGCTACGCTGTCGAATGACGTTGTAGCGTTGAACGGCCAGCGAACAATCCAGAGCGTTGTCCGTAGTTCGCGCAATTTCTGAATTGAATTGAATTTCCCAAATCAAACTTTCTCCAATATGCTTTTGGGCGAGAATTTCCAGGGCCTTTCCCAGGGCCAAGTCGATGGACGCGAAGCCTGTCCGCTCATAGAAAAAAATCGTTAGCGTTGTCTGGACTGCGCTAATTTTGCGTTGGAGCGCATTCTCATTGCCGGTCTTGCCCAACGCACACGGCAGTATCTCTTGGTTGGGGTCAAACGCAGTCGGCGTCAGTTGGCGGCTGATCTCCACGGCGTCGTGGATGCCACCCGTCAGGATTTCTGTCAGCTCATCATCTGCCAGGAGCAGGGCTGTCACCTCGCTTGTCAGGCTCATCGCATCACCTTTTCGAGCTCTTTTTCCGTGCCCCACAGCCAGGTGGTTAGGGCGCTGGTGGCGTTGCTCAAGATGATGCTGGTCAACAGGCCAGAGCCGCCGGTTACGTTTTCGCTGTATGCGTCCATCTCCGTCCAGGATTCAGAGCCATCCAACCAGCCGCGCATCTTGGTGACGAATTCATCATCGCTCATCGTCACGGCTACCTTGTAGCACAGGCATTGGGGGTGCAGCGGCAGGCTGATCGTGCCCACAGGATAGATGCCTTTGCTGGATTCGCCATCTGCAATCACGTCATCGCAGATGTCCGCTTTCGGGTGGCCAGCAGAGAGCACGATCCGTTCTTTTTGCACCCACGGGCTGGCTGCCATCTGCCGTGTGGCTGCCTCCGCGTGGATCGCCTGTATCTCCGTGCGCGCCAGGCGCAGCGCCTTATAGGCCACGCCCTGGCCATCACAAGCTTTGCCAGTGATCAAGCCCTGTAAATCTCCGCTGGCAATCTCGGTCTTGGTCAAGCCATACAATCGGCTCGAAGTCCAGCGCGGGCAGTCCTGGTTCGCGCCCAGGAACTGCTCCAGATCTTTCGCCAGACTGAAGGCATCCTGCTTGTTGACAATCGCCTGCATCACCAGGTGATTGATTCCCTCGCGCGCCTCCCGGTCCAGCTTCCAGACCCGCCCGGAGAGATTGAGTCCTTCGATGACCCGCGTATTGGCTGCATCCACCAGGCTGCGGAACTGTTTATCCACCCAGCCCTCGTAGGGTGTTGATACTGCCTCGGTCAACCGTCCTCCGTCCTTCGTCAAAGGTGCAACACGCCTTTCATGCTCTTCTGCCAACAGCGCAAACGGCAGCCGCGCCGCCTGCTTCATCCCGGCTTGCGTCAATTTCAATGTCTCGGCCTGCACATCGCCCCAGGCCCGCAAAATCTCGGTCTGCGCCTGGTAAGCGGAAGCGCCGTCGAAAACACCGTCAGCACCAGCCCGCTTCAGTAGAATTGCCCGCGCCTGGCGCGCAAAATCGTTAATTTGCAAATGGATCTCGCCCGTCACCCACAAGTGAATCCGCGCCAGCGCTGCAATCTGCACCTGGTAGAGCTTGCCGGTGGGAATGCTGCTCAATTTATTGGTCATCAGATGCTCAAGCCCTTCAGCATCCCTGCCAGGCGCTCACTGTCGCCGCTGCCCGCTGCCGCAATCGTCGCCGCATCCAGCTCCACGCCCGGTAGGAAATAAGTCAGGATGGCGCTGATGTCGGTGTCGCTAACCTGCAAGAGCTTCAACTTCAAGAGCGCATCGGCCAGGTCCCGGATCAGTACCGGCGTCAATGTCACGCGTGGCCTCCAAACGATTTCATACGTCACACTCTCTGGTAGGATGCCCTGCAAAAGCCACTGGCGTTCAAACAGCGGTTTCAAAAACTGTGCCGAAAGCCATTCGCGGCCCTGCTCTAACGTTTCGGTATACTGCTCTTTCTGATCTCCCAGAATGTCGCGGTTCAGCCCGCTCCCATAACCGATCAACCCGAGCGGCACATCCGAAGCCGTCGCCATTGTCTCGATATGGTGCTCAATATCTTCGATCGCTCCCAGCGCTGTGCCCTCTCCCTGGATGATCTCGATTCCACCCTTGCAGTTACTAAAAAAATCAGCCGTCGCCGCCATCGGATTGTTGAGCGCAGCCTTGTTGATTTCCTTATAAGCTTCCACATCTGCTGCGCTGCCCTCCACCACATGATGGTAGCGCACCCCCGAGCGCGTCTTCCGCCGCACGGCCACATCCAATTCACCTTCCTGAACACGCTTGAAAGCCCCGGTGGCAGCCGACATCATCGGCGTTCCATAGCGGTTTTCTTCGTCATGGTTCCAGCGCAGGTGCAGCATTTGCCATTCGGCAAACCAGGTTGCATCCGCGGGCGGTTCCACGCTGAAACCGTAGTTGGGTGAGTTATCCATCCAAAACGCCCGTTCAGGAGTAGCGAACTGATCCGCATTATCTGAATTGCGGTGCATTCTCAAGATCGGTTTGCGGCTCAGCTTCTGAATCAATAGGTTGGTATCGATGCTGATCTCTGAAAACGTATCACCATCCCTTGCCGAAAGCCGGGTGTAATCCTCGCAAACCTGGTTCAGTCCCAGGCGCAACTGTAAATCTAGTGCGCTTTGTTTGGCTTGGGAATGATTGGTCTTGACAATAAATCCGCCCCGCACCAGGTCGCGGGCCATAACCCGGTGCATTTTCTCCACGCGCGGGTCACCTTTATACATTGCCCGGCAGGTCTTGATGATTGCCACCCGCTCCCGGTCATTCTGCATTTTCTCCAGGTTGACGGTTGTATTCACGTCACTCCGCACCACATCCCCCACCGGGAGCGCGCTCTGGCTTGTCTTCCGGCTGAAAAATCCTGCAATTCTGCTCAATAAAGTTGCCATAATTTCACCCTTGGAAAACCCGCTGCACTAACTGCTCCAAGCGCGGCAGATTGTTTTCGATTGTGCTCATGATGATGGCGTATCTTCCGCCATTGGATAATTCCAAAAACTTGCCATAAAAGACCGTGTGCGAAACCACGATCACCAGCGTTCCATCATTGCCTGCCTCTACGCTCGTCTCCTGCATCAGCGCTTTTGCGCCTGCGCTAATCTCACCAATCATGGTGCCCTGCCCTAGCCCATCCACCGCATAAAACAAGCCGCTGCGCGCATGCCCGGTTCGATCTTCCCAAACCGCGTTCTGCCTGGCCTCATCCTGCACTTCCTGACCCCACTTCCCAGCAATTGCATACAGCGCCGCTTCCACCTTGCGAGCATAGCCTTCGATGCCCTTGCTGATATTCGATGGAGGTTGTACCCACATAAATCCTGATCCGCTCATTTCACTACCACCGCTTCAGCGATTGTCGCAACCGAACGGTTGGGCTGGACGAAATTCACCTCGAACAACAGCTCGCCATCGGCGTTGAAACGATCTCCCACCGCAACGTCTGCCTCCACCGCGCCTAAAATGACCACGTCGCTGCGCCGTTCCCGGCTGGCTTCATCCCGGTACTGGCTGGCCCTCGAGATCCGTTCAACCCGAAACGACTGCGCCGCCAGCGACGTTTCGCCACGCCGCAAAACAATACTCTGCGCCCGTTCGTTCAAGACCTTGCTCAATGCCGCCGCTACAGTCATCCCATCACCAAAACTGTACCAACATACGCCTCAACCGCCGCCAGGTAATCCGCCTTCAGCGCATCGGCCTGTAGTTCCAGGTTCCTGGCATTGGCCGTAGTATCCACGCTCACATCACCCTGTCGATAAGACATTCCGCCGCCTGCCGCGTTAGATTTGCTTTTTGTTGCCAACGATTGCGCCAAGAGCATCACGATCTTGGCGTGGCGCTCGGTCAATTCTTCGTAGTATTCGCCATTTTCGCTATCCACGTTCAAGGCCCAGCCCGCTTTATAGCGGTATTCGCGCGCCAGGGTATACTGCGGCGTTGGTGAAAAGGTGATCGTCAGGCCATTCACCAGGATCTCTTCACAAAAACCTGTTCCAACCGGGATCAACCCAGCGGGCGAATTAAGAATCCCGTCTGGGGCATACAGGCTGGATAACCGGATGAGCTTCAGGAAATCTTCGGGCAGATCATACGTGGCCGTGCCTGCCGTGATGTTTAGCGTGCCCTGCTTGCTCCTTCCGGCCCGCTCGCCAAAATCGATCACTGCGCTCTTCACTGCGCGTTCATATTGCGCCTCGCTCGGCACACCCGCTTCAGCTGGGCAATCTTCCTGCAAACGGGCAACCAGATCAGTCAGTGCCAACATTTTGACCTCCGCACTGCGCCAAATCCCACAACCCTAAATAACCATCCTTGCCAGGCCCATCCTCAAAGCTCACGCTTGGCTCAGGCAGGTTAAACGGCGCTGCCTGTAAATTCAGCCTGCGCCAATGACCATCCGGAATCTCTTCGTTCACAGCCTGATTCGGATGTGTGGTGGCCAAAAGATACCTGGCCCCGCTGGCCTTGAAATTCTCCAGCGCCTTGCACACATTTTCAAACGAAAGGTGGAACAGAACCGTCCTGCACAGGATCAGGTCCACACGCGGCAGGGGGGCGTTGGTAATATCAGCCACCCAAAACGTATGTGTGAGCGTTTGATATTTCTCGATATTCCGCGCAATCATCTCTGGCACAATGTCGCAGGCCTTGATCTGAAACTTCTCCAGCTTCAGTGTGCTCATCCAGTTCCAGTCGCCGCAACCCGCATCCAGCAGGCTACGCACGTTCAAGGTTTCCAAAAGCGCCGGAAGTATCTCGCGCACTTCCTGGGTACGATCCAAACGAGAGCCTCCGCCCGAGACCGATTCCGAGTCAGCCCAGGTGTTGCGCTGATAAATATCGGAAAATAGGCGCTTCAGGTCAGTTTGCATCTAGGCTCTCCGCAAAACAACCAGTGTTCCAACCACGTGATCCACGTGCCATTCCGGGTAGCTTTCGATAAACGCTTCGACTGCCTTGCGGATCGTTGGCCAAGCCGGGTTATCGTAATCATGGCAGGCGATCACCTTAGCGTGTGGTCCCAAGTTCATCAAATCCGCATGGATAAACTCGAACGAATGACCTCCATCGATCCAGAGCAGATCGATCCTGCCCTGCCAGTCTTTGGCTGTTTCGCGGCTGTCGCCTGCCCGGATCTCGATCTCGTTTTTTAGCCCAACCTTCTCCAGGTTATTCAGCAAAGTCTCGCGGCTGTTTTTGATTTCTGGCAGCGGGTTCCAGCTAAAATCATCAAAAATGGTGATTTTTGCTTTCGGCGCGCCCAGTCCCAGGAAGGCCGTCGAACCGCCATAGAGCGAACCAACTTCCACGATCTGACCGTTCTTTTTTGGTACCTTGGTTGCCAGCTCAAACAAAGCTTCCTTTTCATTTGGCTCGATCCAACTTGGAATACTTTCGGCTTTCTGCTTGGCTTTTTCGGCTTTCATAAAGTTTCCTTCCTGCCAGGTTGAACGCACCACACCGCGTCCATAGTTATGGAAAATGATGATCGTCCTCGACCGGTCCCGGTGCGGGTTGTTCCAATCGGTTGAGAGCCGCTTTAACTTAAGTCCGTTGGTTTGATGCAGCGCCCGCGTCAGCGCCAGTTGCTCATCCCATTGCTGGTAGCGCATCCATTCTTTGGCCCAACTCGCAAACAAGCGGGCGGAGGCCTCCGACTTCCTGAAAAAGATCACGCCGCTGTTCAAGAAACGCTCATCCTTGCCAATTTCGCGCAAAGTCTGTTTCTGTTCCTGAATGTTGATCTCCCAACCTGCCTGCTTCTTGTTGTAGAGTCCGCTGATCAGCAACAACTCTTCAGAGATTGCGATGTCGTACTCTTTGAGAGCCTGGAAACCCGGGGTGATGTCGCGGATAAATTCCGTATCTGCATCGATGTAAAGCGTGAAATCGTAGGGCGAATACCCATATAGAAACGGCTTCACCCGCCCGGCGCGGAACTGAAAATTATTTCTCTCAGTAGCGGCAAAGGGAGTTTGGCCCTCCCATTCGATAAAATCTGCACCTTCCACGCGTGTATTCCCAACCACCGTCACCGGGATCTCGGAACCCATTCGTCTCAGCGACTGGATGCTTTTCAGCACTCCCGCCGCCGCTTTCTCGCCGAAAGACATATAAATAATGCCAATTGATTTACCGTTGATTTCGTTCATACTTCTCCTTAGCTCCCTTTCTCCAAATCCGTTCTCGATTTGGGGAAAGGGAGGGGGTTCTTTCACTCCGCGCTTCTGGCGG